GATGAATGAGCACATGAGGTACTTGGGGTGTCTGAAATTGTTGGAGGAATGTTCCCCGTACGTCGATGAAGATATGCGCGAGTGTATCGAGTGTGCTTTTGATGATGCGGTGGAAGCATCGGGCGGAACACTGCGGTGGCGACGCATTCTTGATCGATGTGAGATCGAAGCCTGCACACCCAGCGCCGAGGGGGAGGGGGAATGATGAGTGCATACGCAACAGCACTATTAGAGTCGCCACACGGGGAGGTCGTGGACGAGTGTCTACGCCAGCGAGACAGGGCGATCGCCGCAGAGTCGCGGCTGGAGGCGGTGCAAGCGGTCTTAAACAAGTGGGAACTATACCCGACATTTGCCGATGCACGAACAGACCTCAACCGCGCCCTGGCCAGCACCGCCAGCGGGGAGCAGGATGACGATGAATGACATCAAACCGGAGATGGTGGACGGGGAGGCGGTGTGTTGTGAGGATGAGGACCGGTGCGTGTCATACGCTTACTATGACGGGCCGCGCTGCGCCAAGATCTGCGGCGGTGAGGTGATGTGGCTGGATGACAACGATCCCAATAAGCACTATCCCTGCTGGCCATACTACCCCGCCCGCGTGTCCGAGCTAGAGGCCGAGAACGACCAGTTGCGCGGGCACCGCGATCGGCTGCTCGCCATCCTCGACGCCGGGCACACCTCGGCCGAGGATCTGCGCGACGACATCCGCGTCGAGCTGGGCGAGTGATGGGGTGGGCCGGCAAGCACGGAGGCCCGGCGAACTTTCGCTGCTCGAGCTGCTCGAGGAGTCGAGCGCGCTGGCCGCGGGGTGCACACTCGCACGTCGAGCTAACCGGCCGGTCGCGCGCACTGCCGAGGAAGCAGCACCCGGGGTCGAGCGACCGACTCAGGGAGTACCGTTGCAACGACTGCGGACACATCGGCTGGTCGAGGCACGTTGACCTCGAGGTGAAGGAGAAGCACGGACGATGAACGACGACACGAACACTCTCAGCTCGAGGCGCGCGGTTGTCGGTGGTGAGTACTGCGAGTGCAAGCACTGCGGATTCGTCGGCAACGCTCACGGTATGCCGACGGCGAGCGGTAACCGGCTGCCGTGGTGTCCGTGGTGCGGGAGCAGCTCCGGGCTCACGGTGTACCCGGAGGAGAACGATCGAAAGGAGAGGTGAGGGGCGATGCTGGACGACAAAGTGATCACGATCAGGACGAACGGACTCGAAGCTCAGGACGTGCTCGAGAAGCTCGGCGGCATCGGCCGCGACAAGCCAGTGCGCGCGATCTCGATCGGGACCGACTTGTTCGCCAAGGAGACCGCGGTCCAGAAGTGGCTCGATCAGGTGTTCGTCAAGGGGCACGCCGACGACGGCGACCTCGAGAAACTGCAACGGATAGTCGACAGCGACGACGGAGGGGCGGATGTGTGAACCAATGATCGAGCCGGAGGTCACCGAGGCCGGCGAGCGAGTGTGCCGCGAGTGGTTCAAGGAACACCGCAAGGGAGAGATCAGGCCGAGCGACTACGACGAGCAAATAGACGCGGTCGAGATCGGAGGGCGACGATGATCGGTGACGAGCTAGAGTTCGAGGCCGAGGGAGGCGGGCCGCTCCGCGTCCGTGTCGAGCGCGACGGTGTGCGGTACGAGATACGGGTCGCCGTTGTGGTGATGGCCGTCACCGACGACGGAGTGTCCGAGGACGGCAAGGCGCGGTTCGATGTACAGGCGAACCTGGCGATCGACACGCGACGGCTCAGATACCCGGCCTGGATACCGTGCGACAACTGCGAGGAGTACTGGTGTACCATTCACGAGAAGCACGCGTTCGAGTGCGACTGTCCGCCGATCGAGGAGTGGACGGTCGACCCATACAACGAAGGCGGAAGGAGAACATGATGCGAGAACGAACGAGCGGAAAAGAGTTAGCGAAGGCGATCGGCCTGGCGTTGCTGCCGTGGGTCGTGCTGCTCGCGGTGGCACTCGACAGCGGCTGCGTCGACGACGGGTGCAAGTCCGGGTCGACGAGGTGTCGGAACAACCGCGTCGAACAGTGCGATTACGAGGACAACGACGGCGACGCCACCGACGGCGATTGGGGGATGGTCATCAACTGCGACGAGTACGGCTGGATCTGTTGCGACGGGTTTCCGTACGGCGGCGAGGACGAGCACAACTGCGTCCCGGCGCCGACCTGCGAGGCGTGGTACGCCGACGGGGGGCTGTCATGATCGCGCCGCTCCTCGCTCCGATCGTTCACTGGTTCATGCGGCTGGTCGGGAAAGAGGTCGAGAAGAAGCTCGACAAGCCGAAGAAGAAAAAGAAGAAGCCCGCCGACCCGGTACCGAAGCGCAGGCACAAGACGATCGACGAAGTGTCCGCCGAGTCGCGTGAGCGGATGAAGAACGTCAAGCGCGACGTCGGTCCACCGGTGGCGCTCGACAACAACCCGTACGACGAGGGAGGCGAGTAGCATGTTCAAGGCGAGACCATCTGACGTCCGCGCGCTGGTGCGGCACCTCGAGAAGAAGCACGACGCGAAGGTCGTCACCAAGAATGACACCGCGGAGATCAAGGCGGTCGCCGACGACCTCCGCCTCTTGGGGATCAAGAATCCGGCCTGGTTCCTCGACAACTTCTCGTTCACTCTCGGCCGGTACGTTGTGCTCTCGTTCGAACCTGGCGAGACGGGCAAGGGAGCGATCCCGCTGTACGTCCAGATCGCGGTCATCTGTCACGAGTTCCATCACATCCGGCAGTATCACACCGATTCCGACTTCATACTGCTGTACGTCGGCAGCTCGGCGAAGCGGGCCCGGTACGAGGCGCGAGCCGACCACGTCTACATGGAAATGTACTACTGGCAGCGAGAGCGGCTCGTGAGTCCGACCGCGCTGGCGGCGAAGCTCCCGGCCTATAAGGTCACCAAGGGCGACACCAAGTACTTCGTCAAGCACCTTCGGATCTGCGCGGCGGTGGTCAGGCAGGGAGAGGTCAGGCACAACCTGATCAGCCGACAGGCGCAGGACTTCTTGAAGCGTCGCGCTCGGCGGCGGTCTCGGCGGCGCACGCTCAAAGCGGCCTAGCGATGGCGACGGCGAAGAAGAAGGTCGGCAAGCGGACCGCGGCGACGGTGAAGCGCGGACGAGGCAAGAACGCCAAGCCGGTCGAGCAGGAAGTCGACCTCACCATCGCCGACGGGATCGCGGTACACTGTGCGTGCGACTCCGTCGTCGACGTGACCCAGCTCGTACCGCACCCGCGCAACCCGAACAAACACCCGGAGAAGCAGATCCTGCTCCTGGCGAAGCTGATCTTGAACCAGGGCTGGCGTGCGCCGATCACGGTGTCGAGGCGGTCCGGGTTCGTGATCCGCGGGCACGGCCGGCTCGAGGCTGCGATCAAGCTCGGCGTCGCCGAGGTGCCGGTCGATTACCAGGACTATCCGGACGAGGCGAGCGAGTGGGCCGACCTGATCGCTGACAACCGGATCGCCGAGCTGTCGAACGTCGACTTCGGCACGCTCAAGGATCTAGTCGTCGAACTGGACACCGGCGCGTTCGATATGGACCTCACCGGGTTCGACGCGGACGCTCGGGAGGATCTGCTGACCTACGTCCCGACGGGGAGCGGCAAGGACGGCGACGACGACGGGCCCGGCGACCCGGATAAGTGGTCCGACTTCGACAAGGACAACGACGGGATGGCTGGGCTCGAGGAAGTCGACATCGTGATCGTCGTGCCGAAGAAGCACGTCGAGGCCGTGCGCGCCTGGCTGGCCGACGGAGAGCAGGACACCGGGCCCGGTATGGGTAAGGGTGTGATGAAGCGATGCGGATTGCTCTAGTCGACAGCCAGCGCAAAGCGAGCCCAGCTCCGACACGACCGCGCGAAAGTGAACGCCAAGTGATGCAGGCCGCGGTCGCAGTCGGGGCGCTTCACGAGCGGTATAGGCCGCCTGTAGGCTACCTCGAGAAGTGCGACCCTGACAACGCGATCTCTCCGGCCAGTTCGCTCGAGGCGGCGGCACGCACCGCGGCGCTCGACAAGCTCCGGATCCAGCAGGCGCGCGAGTCCTTCCAGCACTTCGTCGAGTACGCGATCACCGACGACCAGATCGGTGAGCCGCTGGTTGTGCAGTGGTATCAGGACGAGTGGTCGGCGGCGATGGACAACGAGAAGCGTCTGCTCGTCATCGCTCCGCGGTACCACGGCAAGACATCGATCATCGTGGCGCGCGCCGTCTGGGAGCTGGGGCGAAACCCGAACCTCCGGATCAAGATCGTCTGCTCGTCGGACGGTAAGGCGATGGACCGGCTGTTCGAGGTCAAGCAGCTGATCGAGGACAACGACCGAGTCCGGAAGGTGTTCCCGAATCTGGTTCCCGCGGACGAGGGGAGCTGGACGAAGCACAAGCTGATCGTCAGGCGTACGGCGCTATCTCGAGACGCCAGCATCGAGGCGCTCGGCATCACCTCGACGGCCACCGGCGGCCGGGCCGACCTGCTGATCGCCGACGACGTCGTCGACCGGCGGAACGCGCTCACGATGCCGGCGCTCCGCGAGCAGATCAAGCAGGCTTGGAAATCTGACTGGACCCAGCTCCTCGATCCCGAGTCTCGGATCTGGTACATCTGCACGCTCTGGCACAAGGACGACCTGTCGCACGAGCTGATCGAGAACGAGGCGTACGCGGTGGTCTCCTACTCCGTCGACGAGAACTTCGGTTCGCTCTGGCCGGCGAAGTGGTCCGAGGCCGCGCTGCGCGAGCGCTTCGTCGAGATCCAATCCATCGAGTTCAACCGCGCTTTCCGGAACATCGCGCAGGACGAGTCGATCACTCCGGTCAAGCAACACTGGTTGCAGTTCAAGCCGGTGTCTGAGTTCCCGCCGATCGAGCAGCTGCACTTCCTCACCAGCTACGACACCGCGAAGGGGCTCAAGGAGTCGAACGACTTCACGGCCGAGG